ATTGACATACAAGATGGAGATCAATTTGTATTTTTAAGAAGAATGATACCAGATGTAAGTTTTGATAATAGTGATGCTGGTATTAGTAATGATAATAAACAAGCAGTCTTTTCATTAAAAGCACAAAGAAGTCCAAATGGTGGTTTTGTTAAAACATCAACTAATACTGTTTCTTCAACAACTGAACTTAATCATTTAAGATTGCGTGGTAGATCGTTTGGATTGAGAGTAGAAAGCACAACACAAGGTGTTAATTGGAGATTAGGAACAAATAGAGTTGATATAAGGCAGGATGGAGACAGATGAGCAGACAATTAGTACCACCAAATTTTTCCCTGCCACCTGATGAGTATGACGTTCAGTATTTTAATGAGATGGTTAGAAGTTTAAGTCAACTTGTGACACAATTACAAAATCCAGGTGAGTTAAGAGGAACGAAAATTACTTTGACCGATTTGCCTACGAGTGATACAGGTTTAGAAGTAGGTGCTTTATTTAACGATAACGGAACTGTTAAAGTTAAGACGTAGACGTATTATAAAAAGTAAGGTAACATAGGGATATGAGTTTAGGAAAATTGTTAAAAGATATAGCACCAGTTTTAATAGGAGCTACTTTAGGACCTGGAATTGGCAGTGCTGTAGTTGGCACTGGAGCTAGTCCTTTCATTAGTAGAGCTGTAACTGGAGCTTTAACATCTAAGCTTATGGGTGGAAAAACTAAAGACGCATTAAGAAATGCCTTAATCGCAGGCGTTGGAGGTGCTGCTTTTGATCGTTTTGGAGGTGCTGAACAAGCTGTTCCTCAAGGTGGAGAGGCAACAATTGTTCGGAAAGATCTACCAACTGGTAGTCGAGGAAGTGGTGAATTTTTAAGAACTGCTGAATCTGCGTCAGGATCAGCAGTTGTTCCAACAGAAGAAGCAACTAAAAAGATAGCAGAATCATTTAAACCAAGAACATTTAGTGCAGAGTTATTAAAATCTGCTGGAGTTGGTGGTGACAACTTGTTTGCAAGATTGTTAAACACACCATTAGGTGAGGGTTTGACAGCAGGTTTAATAGCACAATTACTATCTGGAGATGATGAAGACAAGGATACAAGAACAGAGTTTGAAAGAAGACCTTTTGGTGCTGGAGGACCTGGTGGACAGTTAGGTGGTATAACCTTTGCTAAAGAAGGTGGTGAGATGGGATTTCCAAGACGAACAGGTGGCATAGATCCATCAGAGGGTTCAGGCACAAAAGATGATGTTCCTGCCATGTTAATGGCTGGAGAGTTTGTGTTAACAAAGGATGCTGTAAAAGGTTTAGGTGATGGGGATCAACGTAAAGGAATACAAAGAGCCTATAATATGATGGATAACTTGGAGGCTAGAGCGTAATGGCAACACAAACAGTCGAAAATATACAGAGATTACCTCCATTTTTGGAGGGTTTACAGAAAAGACTACTGCAAACTGGATTTGGTACGTTTGATGGTGATACACAGACCACACCTGGTTTACTAGATTCTCCTTTAAATTTGCCAGGTTTTCAAATTGCAGGAATGGATCCGCTTCGATCTCGTGCTATTTCTTTAGGTGAAAATTTAGTTGGTTCTTTTAGACCATTTGTTCAAGGTGCAGCAGATCAAGCTTTAGCTGGACAACAAGCGTTGACTCAAGGTATGCAATTTTTACAACCTGAAGCAATTGAGAAATTTCAAAACCCATTTCAACAACAAGTCATTGATGCCACTATGGATCAACTTAACAGACAGGCTGATCTAAGAAGAGCTGGAGCTAGTGCAGCAGCAGTTAGATCTGGAGCTTTTGGTGGATCAAGAGAAGGTGTGCAAAGAGCTGAAACAGAAAGAGGCTTGCAACAAGTCAAAGGTGATACTTTATCAAGATTGCTGTCATCAGGTTTTCAATCAGCTTTACAAGCTGCACAAAATGCAGGAAGACTCTCTGGTGGTCTAGGTCAAGCTTTTGGTTCATTAGCAGGAACAACAGGTGATTTAGGCAGACTACAACAAGCATTAGGTCAAGCAGATATATCTCAACTATCACAACTCGGTGCATTGAGACAAGGACAACAACAAGCACAACTAGATGCACAACGTCAGAATTTAATGCAACAGGCACAAGAACCATTCACAAGGTTGCAATTAGGACAAAACTTACTTCAAGGTATGCCAAGTGCTTCAATACCTTCTACGTTCCAACAGGCAACAACACCTGGTGCTAATCCATTCTTACAAGGTGTTGGTGCTTATACTACATTGTCAAATATAGCACCTTTTGGTGGTCAATCAAAATAGGGTAGTTACATGGCAAAAACACCAACATTAACTTCTGGATTAACTGTAAGCTCACCTGGCGTTTCATCTACTCCTACAAGTCAAATGGGTTTGTTAGGTTCTTTACTTGAAAGAATAGGAGTTAAACCTTTAGCTCAACAATTAGCAGAAGAACAAGCTCAAAAAAATAGAGCTATATTGAGTCAAGATTTAGATACACAAAAAGGACAGACTCAATTATCACAACTTGGATTAGGACCTATTTCTTTTTCTGATGATGTACAAAATTTTATTAATCAAGATGCAATTAACAAACAAAGAATTGCAGAAAAAGAAAAAGAATTAGCATCTAAAAGTTTAAGCAATGTTGAAGGAGCATCTACTGTTGACTCTGCACAATTGGGTGATAAATCTGCTGGTATTGACCAAGATGTATCTGGTTTAGGAGCTGACAAGAAAACAGAATTAGATGATCAATTTGAAATAGCAGCAGGTTCTGATGCAGACATAGACTATAGTGATGTTGGTGAACCTGGCTCATTAGCTCCAGAAGAGGAAGCAACTCCTGAAACAACTTTAGCTAAAGAACAAAAAGCATTACAAAATTTATTTACTGAAACTATGGCAGAAACAGAAGAATTATATAGTGATGAAATAACAAAAGCTCAACCTAAAAGTATTGAAGAGTATAAAGCAGATTTTCAAAAAGCAACTGGTATAGATATAACAGGAGAGCCTGATAACAAATCAGCTCTTATGGCTCTTGGATTAAAACTAATGCAAAACAGAGCTGGTAAGGGCTTCGATTTATCTAAAATACTTACAGAAGTTGGTAGAGCAGGAGAAGAAACATTACCTGCTTTTGAGAGAGCAAAAGACAAAGCAAGAGCTGGTCAATTAGCCGCTGGTAAGTTTGCACTAGGACAGAAGATGGCTGATACAAAAGCATTAGCTGCTCTGAACAAAGAAAAAAGATTAGCTTTACTAAGTCTTGGCAAAGAGTTTAGAGGTAAAGCTGAAGCTAGGAGACTAGCAGCCGCCAAACATCTAAATGCTGTTGAATTAAAAGAATTAGAGTTTACTGAAAAGAAATTACTTGAGTATCAAAAAGGAAAAGCAAAACTGTCTGAGATAACAAAGAACCAAGGATTTGCACCTATTGATGGACAGTCAGGTCTAAAAATTCAAAAGGCTTTAAGAAAAGATGCAAGTGTAGGTAATCCTCTTGTTTACACACAAGCACCTGATGACATTAGAAGATTTAAAGATGCTTATGGCAATATTACAAGAGCAAGAAATACATTAAGTAGTATTAGTGGATTAGTTCAAGATTTAGGTTCTGATACTGGATCTCCATTAGTTGATCAAGTTTTTACTAAAGTAAAAAACATCGGTGTTGCTATTGGATTAGATCCTAAAAAATTATTTAAAGATCTTGTTACAGTAGATAAAAATGGAGAGGCACAGCTTGTAAAAGGTGTTGGGAGAGATAGATTAATTTCAATTCTAAATAGGACTTTAATTAATGAGTATAAAAGATTTTTAACACAAGAAACAGGTAATGGTATATCTAATAAAGACGTTGACCTTTTAAGAGAGTCGTTAGGAGAAGTAGATTTATTTGCAAATCCTCAAGAGTCATTACAAAGAATAAACGAAATTGATCAGATATTTGCTAAGACACAAGATCAGATAACAAATACACTTACAGGTTTTAAGGATAGAAATAGTTATTTAACTGACGATCAGTTTGAGAGGGCGCAGAGAGAACTTAAAGCAGGAACTGTTGAACAGTTTGGTAAGTCAGGACCTAAGTTTAACGTATCAACTGCTGATGATGGAACATTAACTTATACTTTGGTTAAATAATGGCAAAGATAAAAATAAATTTACCTAATGAAAGCTTTAATTTTGAGATTGAAGGTAATGAGCCTACCGAAGAAGAACAGGTTGCTATTAATCAGATAGTGCAACAGAAACTTGCTGAATCAAAAAAAGCTGAAGAAGTAGCAGCACAAACAACTGAGCCATCACCAGAAAAAAACAAACAATTGTTCGATGTCGAAACAGGAATTAAGAACAATGCACTGAGAGCTGCACTCGGAGTAGCTGAAACAAAAGAAGAAGAAGAGGCTATATTAAGAAAGTTTGATTTGTCAGATGATGATTTTACTAGAGACAACAGAGGTAGATTAGCTCTAACTCCAACTGGAGCTTCAAAATTTGGACAAGAGACAGATAAAAATATACTCATAGATGAAGAAGGATTCAGTCGTTACGATTTCTCAGATTTATCTGGTATAGCACCAGAACTAATAACTGGTATAGGTGGAGCAATAGCAGGTCAACTGTTGATACCAATACCTGTTCTTGGTGCAGCCATTGGTGCTGGAGTAGGAGCTGGTAGTGGACAAGCTATTGAAGAAGGTGTTGAAGCTTTAGCTGGTGTATCAAAACAATCAGGAGAAGAGATAGCTAAAGACATAGGTAGAGAATTTGCTTACGGATTTGTAGGTGAAGGATTGCTTGGTGGAGCAGTAGCAGCTTTTAGATTTGCACGAAGAGGAGTTACACCTGGCAAGGGATTAACTTCTAAAGAAGCAACCACAGCAGGACAATCTATATCAGAACCTATTGATGAAGCTGGTAATATAATTAAGCCAAAAGATTTTGCAAAATTATCTGCTGATGAACAAATAGCTGCCACAAGTCGCGTTGTGACAAAGCCAGACGGAACAGTTGTTCGTGGTGGATTTGGTGTAAGACCAACTCTATCAGCAATAAAAGCACCATCACTTGTAGCTAGAATACAAGCGATTGGTGAAAAAATATTTAAAACATCTGATCGATTGAAAAACAACAATGATCAAATTAAAACATTACTTGATGCTTATAAACAAAAGTATGGTGTTACAGATGACGTTATTGATGCAGATGTAGGACAAATACTTAAAGATGGCATGGTTGAAAACAATACTAAACTTTTAAATGTAGAAGAACAATTATCAGGTGCAGTCGTTAAACATTTAGAAGATTCTGTAAATGCTTTTAAACAAGCTGGAGTTAGAAATTCAAATGTTGAGAGTGATTTATTTGAAATTATTAGAGACGCATCTATCAATTTTGATGAAATGATTTCAGGTAAATTTGCTGCAGTTGATAAAGTGTTAAGAAATTCAAGTTTAGGTGGTGATGCTTTTATAACTACTGGTAGATTTAAAGACACAATTAAAAGACTTAAAAGAGACTATGGATCTTCAATAGCCGCTGGCACAAAAGACGGAAAAAGTATATCACAAATTATCGCAGCCGTAGAAAATGTTGGAGGAGCGGCGTTCAACAAAAAAGCTTCTTTTAATCAGATATACAATTTAAGAAAAACATTAAGTGATATAAGAATGGAATTACCACCTACTTCAAAAACAGTTCGTGGAGAACTTGTTACAAAAGATGGTGATGGATTACTTGATCAAGTTGACAAAATTTTTAAAGAAATGGGTGATGAAAATAGTGCAACATTTAGAGAGATAATAGCAAGAGAATCATTATCTCCTGCTGACGCTCAAAAATTTAAAAATGCTGGAAAAGCAATAAAAAATGCACAAACAAAATTTTTCTTAGGAAGAAAACTTATTGAAGATTTAAATGCTTCAAAAACAATTAAAAATTTAGAAAAATATAAAAGACAACCTGGCGACATTGTTGATGAAATACCACAAAATATTGATATTTATGAGAATGTCGTAAAAAATAATAATCCTGAATTTATTCAACAAGCTAGAAAATTTATCACAGAATATGGTGGTGGAGCGCAATTAGCTGATGAATTTGTCGCAAGAGCCGCCAATCATACATTAGAAGAAGCTCTTAAAAAATCTGGAATAAGTAATTTTACAAATGTTAAAAACTTTAATTCTGAGAAATTTGCACAATCAATTAAAAATTTAGGAACGACTGCTAAAGAATTGTTCGGAGCAGAAACAGATCAGATACTTAAACTAGCAGATGAAATAGGATCTGTGAAAATTACAGGTTTGGAATCTCCACAAGTTCTTAGACAGTTTAGAAATATCAAAGGTGATACAACATCGAATGCTTTACTCGTTAGAAAGTTAGAAGCATTAGCAACCACACAAAAAAGATTAGCCGCTAATCAAAAAAATGTAGTTCTTAGAAAGTTGGCTGATGATACTGGTGATTTAGATCCAGTTGAGGCAGCTCGTTTTCTTGTGCAAAAAACAACTAAAAACTCACAGATAAAACCAGTAATAGAGTATTTTAAGAAACAAGGTCAAAATGGTGAGCAAGCCTTAAACAAAATAAGGAGCTATTACATTAACAGTATTATAGATGATTTTGGTGAATCTATAATGACTGATGGCAAATCTCTAAATGCTTTTGCTGACAGACTACTAGCGGCTTCCAAAGACAATAAACTTGTTACAGTTTTTGGTAAAGAAGTTGGTAACAATATGAAAAACTTTGGTAGGATACTTAAATTTAATGCCAGAACTGCTGAAGGTGGTGATCTCGTTGCCGCTAATATAGCTGCTTCTCCATTCCAAAACGTAGGTAAACTTGTGAAATTTAGTATTTTAGGTAACAGGCTTTTATCTAATGGATATTATGATGACATACTAAAACAATATAATGGTGTTGTTTTAGATCAATTTAAAAAACCTGCTGAAAGAGCAAGAGAATATGGATCTATTATAGGTAAAGCTCTTAGCATTGGAATAGGACAAACAATGCAAGAAACTATTGATAATGCAGAGAGTCAAGCTCAAGCATTTCTTGAGAGTCAAGGTTTAAATGTTAAGTTGCCAGACATAAAGGCTGAAGATTTAAAGACTGGCAATCTATCTACATTCTTACAACCAACTAGACCTAATGTACCTTTGAGTCAATTAAAGATACCAGAACCAGTATCTGGCACAACATTAGGAAACATAGATGTTACGAATCCAGCTAATGCCTTTTCATTAGGATTAAACCCTACTGATATAGCCATAGCACAGAGAAGAAGAGGAACACAATGAACGTAGAACAGCTAAGAGACACCCTCAAAGTTGATGAGGGCTGTGTCAATTCTATTTATTTAGACCACCTTAACCTACCCACGCTAGGAATTGGTCACCTTATAAACGAGTGGGATGAAGAGTATGGTAAGCCAGTTGGAACACCAGTATCAGAAGAGAGAGTCAACGAATTGTTTGATAAAGACATCCAGATTACGATTGATGAGTGCGAACAATTATTCGGTAACTTTCAAGATTTACCAGAAGAGGCACAGCAGATTCTGGCAAACATGATGTTTAATCTTGGTAGACCACGCCTATCTAAATTTAGAAAGCTATGTAAAGCTGTGGCTGAAAGAAACTGGAAAGAATGTGCAATTCAAATGGAAGACTCGAAGTGGCACAAGCAGGTAACCAAACGCGCTGATCGTCTAATCTCTCGTATGAATGCTATTGATAGCACCTAATCCTAAACTTGTTACCTTAGTTTTATATTTATTATATTCTTCTTTATCAAACTCTTGATCAATCATAAGACTTAATTGTTGCCTAATGTTTCGTCTTTGATGCTCACATATCTTAATTAATTTATCATAACTTTTGCGATCTAAGCCAACAGACTTGAATTTTGAAATATCTGTCATTATACTACCTCCATGACCCATACATACCCATTTATACCCAAAAAGACTAGAAGAAGCAACAATAAGTATTTTGCAAAAAAAACCATTGCTATGGGATTAAAGTTTGATTCTAGGTGGGAAGCAGAGAGATGGGGACAACTAAAAGCTATGGAAAGAGCTGGTGTTGTTACAGAGTTAGAGCGTCAAATTAAATATGAATTATCTATTAATGATGTAAAAATTTGTGATTACATAGCCGACTTTAGATACTTACAACAAGAAGAAGATGGTTTCTCAAGATTGGTTGTAGAGGACGCAAAAGGTGTGTTGACACCTGAGTTTAAGCTTAAAAAGAAGATGATGAAAGCTATACATAATATAGACATTCATCTATCATACAAAAAAAAATGATAGTTTAGCTATTGACATTGTTGTAATCATCGCTATATTTAACCTTGCAAGTAGAAATTTTAACGAAAGTGAGGTTAGTATGGAACAGAATTTCTATGACATGAGTGATCACGAACTTTTACAGGCAAAGATGTCTATAAAACGTGAGATTGATCAATATAAAAAGAAAATGGAAGAGCTTAACGGCTATCTTACCGATAGATACTTTAGTATTGCTCGTGAAGATTTGCAGAGACAAGGCAAAGATTTCGGTACGACTACTGTATTTTCTGATCAAGAAGATAAAGTTAAGGTCTCCATAGCAAAAAAAGTAACATGGGATCAACAAGCATTAAGAGATGCTTTCGATAGTATGGATGCTGATGATGCTAGACACTATGCAAAAGTCACATACTCTGTTGACGAGAGGAAATATACAAATGCTCCTCCAGCTATAGTAGAAAAGCTTCAACCAGCTAGAACTGTCGAGCAAGGCACTATTAATGTTGATCTTGTACAACAAGAGGAGGCTTAATTGGCTTTACAAATAATAACTGCCGAACAACGTATGGCAGAAAAAAGAGGTCATAAGATGGTCATCTGTGGTCAAAGTGGTGTGGGCAAGACAACTCTTGCCCGAACCCTTGATCCTGATAAAACATTGTTCATTGACCTTGAGGCAGGTGACACTGCTATTAAGGATTTTCCAATTGATGTAATTAGACCAAATACATGGCAAGAATGTCGTGATTTTGTTTGTTACATTGGTGGTGTTAATCCGTCACTGTCAAGAGAGCCTTATGATCATATTCATTATGAAAGAGTCATGCAGGAACATGGTGATGAATTTCACAAAAAACTTGGCAAGTATGATACTATTTTTGTTGATAGTATTACAGTTGCAGGACGTTTGTGTTTTCAATACTGTATGTCACATCCCGATAATATTATAGAAAGATCAGGTAAAGTAGATACTCGTTCTGCCTATGGTATGCACGGAAGAGAAATGATGGCATGGCTTACTCATTTACAACACATTAGAGATAAGAATGTTATTTTAGTTGGCATTCTTGACTCTAAGGTAGATGACTATGGTCGAACTAACTATGAGTTACAAATAGAGGGTTCTAAAACTGCACGAGAACTGCCTGGTATTGTTGATGAAGTAATTACAATGACAGTCATGGGTGGTGGAGATGGTGTGCAACCATATAGAGCTTTTGTTTGTCAAACTCTTAACGAGTGGGGATACCCAGCTAAAGATAGATCAGGAAAGCTTGA